AAGACGTTAAACCTTTTAAAGATCAACCATATCACGCTTTTGCTTCAGCTCAAATTGGTGTCCCAATTGAAAAATTGACTTTGGATCCTAAAAATGAGCTGACTATTGACCCTGGTATTTCAGGTTTAAATGCAGATGATGAGATGGCTATTAGTTATCTTGTACAGAGGGAGTCACTACTCGATACTTCGACATGGACTCAATCCGCTGTTAAAGATGACAATGTGTTTCAGATTGTTGTTAATCCGACATCTTGTGCTCGAAATTCTGGCGCAGTATTTTATACTGCGCTTGAGACCCCTGTGGGTCATGTATCACGTATGTTCGGTAACTGGCGGGGTTCTCTCGTCTATACGATCAAGATTATTGCCTCGCCTTATCATCAGGGACGTCTTCGAGTCTCTTATGATCCACGTGGTGATGTCTTTGCAGAAGATGATACTGACAATGTGGTTGTGACTAAGATCATTGATCTTAGTATCACGGATGAAGCAGAATTTGTAATTCCATACATGCAACCACAAGCATGGCAAGAGGTAGATCAGTACTACCCACCACGTATTTTCACACATGATAATACGTATGGGTTTTCGCCACCGTATGATGATACGGTCTGTAATGGTAGGATGAGAGTTTCGGTTCTCAATCCCCTTACAGGTCCAGACAGTACATCAGATGTTGATGTGCTGTTATTCATTCGTGGTGGTCCGGACTATGAACTTGCTAATCCAGGTGCTATGCCTAACAGATGGACTCCTTTGGAGGTACAAACAGCTGATGAGATTGTTTCAGCCGATGGCAAGGTATCATACACTATGGGCGAGATGACATCTCGTCCTGTGGATGCTAACCTAGTTCATTTTGGTGAAGCGATCAGATCAGTTCGTCCTGTTCTGAGACGTACCAACTTCCTAACTCACCGTTATACGGCTAGTTATGGAGGTACAGGTACAAATTATAGAGCACATATGTCTGGAAATATTTATCCTCAACACTATGGTTATTTACCCAGGTCCTTTTACAGGGGTCCAGGTTTAATTGATGATACAACAGATTACGATATCTCATTAGCATCAGTTCATCCAATTACATGGATGGCAATGTGTTATGCGGGCATTCGTGGTTCTATGCATTATCATTATAACCAACAGGATGGGGTTGATTTCCCAGATGTAGTAGCGACTCGTGTTTTAGGTCCTGCTTCAAAGTCTTATTCAATTTCAGAAGATGCAATTGATGAGGCTAATGCGGAACCATATTCCACGACTATTAATTCTGGAGCTATGCTTCAGAATGAAAAAACTCAGAATGGTGTATCCTTTACGGTACCATTCATGAACAAGTATAAATTCACTCCATGTGGATCTAATTACTTGGGCGTTGGCAATAGCACAAAATATCAATTGGTAGAGAACAATTATTTAGTTCAATACCGGATTAGACAGCAAGATTTGCCGCTCAATTACCAAACGCAAGCGCGTGTTTACGCTGGTGCTGGTACTGATTTTACACTATTGAATTTCATTGGTGTACCCCCCAAATATGCATATGATGCAGTTGCAGACGATTTATCGTTGGGGATCCTATAGGGAGAAAACCCTTAAAAACAAAAAGCCGCGCGGGATAGTCGTATGCGGTGCCTAGTCTAAGCAAAGGTGAGGTGGGTGTA